CTTTCTTACAGGCGATGCTTCTGTAAGTTCTTCAGCAATATCATATTCTGATAACACTTCAGTTAACTCTTCAAAAGAACTTTCTTGTATAGAAAATCCCTCATCAGTTTCTTCATATAAAAAATATTCATCATCTAAAACTTCCATGAGGTTTAGATGATTTGATTCTGAACAAAGAATGTTTATAGAATCATTTTCTTCTATAATTTCTATATCAGATTCTTTTTGTTTAAATTCTTTATATTTTTGAAATATATTTTCGTCCATAGTAATAGTATTTATAAATCTGCTTTGACAAACTCTGGTGCATTCATTTCAACATCAATACCACTTGTTTTGACGTGCTCCTTGAGATCTGAAAGATTTACATACCAATCTGGTCGTTTTACATTCTTCCAAGTTGCAAATCTAGACTTCTCATAGCAGTAATAATAACGATAACCCAGAATCGGATTTGGCATTTTGTACTGTACTGGCATTGCCTGTACAAACTCTGTAAGAACATCAATTGGAATATTTTCTGGTAACCTTTCATGCAAAAGGACCGCAAGAGGTTCCATAGAATGAACTTTACCATAACGGGTTGTATATTCACTACATAGACCAAGATTATGTTTGGCTAGCCACATATAGTTTGATGTTGATTCCCTAGCCCAAGTTGCACATGGATGATTTGGCATAACAAACTTACATAACTTAGATTCCATTTCAGGATCTCTAAGCATGTATACCCGTCGTGGTTTACCGTTTTTATTTGGTACTGTAGTTTCGTACCCATCAAGAATTCTATGAGCAGTGGAAAGTAGTTGGCAACTTTCTACAATCATTTTGACAACATGTTTATCACAAAGTTGTGTTGCCGAAATTATAGGATTTTCGTGTACTGCAAAAATATTCATTGTGAAAGGCTCTCCAAATACAGATTGTGAATAATAGACTTGAGTTTGTTTTTGTTTGGTATTTCTTCCAAACGATCAATCTCGTCATTGATGATTGAGATTGTATCCTTTGTTGTGTCTATGTCAACAGACTGTTCTTTATTTTCTGCGAGCATTTCTATGATATTCAATTCTGATACCTCTACTGAATTTAATTTTTCAATATACTTGTCAAATTTAATCTTATCTAAACGCTTCTGAACCAACACTCGAATAAAACAGTTTCTATACTTTTCAAAATCTATAGTTAAAATATCATAATCAATATCATTATAGATTAATGTATAGAACAATTTTTTATCATTTTCTATAAATTCTAAATTTCTGGTTTCTGTGTCGAAGATATGAAACCCCTTCTTCTGACCAAGATCATTGAATGTTATCTGATACGGTGTACCGAGATAATGAATGTGGTCTTTGCTATGTCTGACGTGGAAATGGCCGCTGAATACCATTTCAAATCTGGATAATACATCTGGATCCATTCCATCTTCATGTGGAATGCCTTTCATAATTTCATATCCATATAATTCAAAATGACCAAGACAAATTGGTGCCTTTGCTGTCTTGATAAAGTCTAAACACTCTTTTTCATTTTCTTTATTGATCCAAGGAACAAATGCAAAATCAAATCCTTCAATGTTTTTGCATATTGGTTTCTCATAAATGTGAATGCCAGTTTCACCAAACAATTCATTTACAGAATTTAAATCATTTGTATTCTTAAAGAATGTATCATGGTTACCGATAATACAATGAAATTCAATATTGTTCTTTTGAATATAATCAACAAATCGTTTCTTAACTTGTGAAAGAATGTAAAAATTCACATACTTTCTTCTATCCAAAAGATCACCAAGATGTATTACTGTTTTGATATTATTTTCTTTCAGATACGGAAAGAATTGTTTTTCAAAAAAAGAAAGAAAATATTCTAAAAATAATGGTGAATCATTTCGAGCACCAAAATGTGTATCAGTAATAAAAGCTATCTTACTCATTATTCATCCTCTATTAAAGAGTTTTTCTTTTTTCTTTTCTTTTTCTTTAATACTTTACTTTCTTCCTTTTCCTCAGACATTCTACGATACATTTCCCCCTCTTCTTCATTTATTCCCAGAAGTTTAAGAAATTCTGTAAAGTCCCCCTGAGTATCCTGAGATTCTAAGTATTTGTATTTAATGTAATTTTGTTTTTTCTCTTTTTGAATCTTACGAAGAAATGCATAGTATATTATTTGTGTAAAATACGAAAATGGATTTTTTGATTTTCGAGGATTAAAATTGCTACAATACATTAAGCAGTTTTCTATCCCATCCCCAATCATATCATCTTTAAATGGATAGTTCACAAAGTTTGGTTTTTTGGCTAAATTTTCTGCTATATGAAAGAAACACGTAGCAATGTATTCGGATACTGGTGGAGCAGGCTCATCCATCTCTTGGGATTCTTTGTATTTTTTTTTCCACTCAACCATTTCTTTATAAAAAAGTTTATTATCTACATAATGTTCTTTTGTTTTTGCTTTTGGTTTTGTTTCTATTTCCCCGTCTTGTTTCTGTTTCTTTTTTCTGCCCATATTATACTCCTTGACGCAACATTTGCGTGTTGTTGCTTGTCTTTGCATATCATAACACAAAATTTTGTTTTTGCAAGGAAAACCTTGACATGTGTTTTTTTGCACTTACACTTGACTGTGTCAGTCAGCAAAGAATAAATCTGTTCAGTTTAGGTAGTCTTTGGGGTCTGGAGACCAATCCGACCAATCATTTCCCCAATTTGATTTATCTTCACTTTTCTTGGATTGTTTTTTCTTTGACTTTTTGGGTTTAGGTGGAAGAATTTCTTCTTCTTCTTCAAGAAGTTCATCTTCCATATCCTCAATACTTGGAACATCTATTCCCATAGCATCCAAAACTTCTGGTATCATTTCGTCGGGAATATTAAAATTAATATTTAATTTATCAGGAAGAATTTGTTTTTTCTTTTCCTTTTCCATTTGCTTTAGCATTTCTTCCATTTGTTGTTTTTTAAATAAAGGATTGTCTTCTTTTTCTTTTTCAAAGTCATAACAAGAAGATATCATAGTATCTGGTTTAATTAATGCTGCTATAAAATCTATTGGTATTTCTACATTTTTATCACTAGAAAATTCTAACCAATTCTTCATCATTAACGCTTCCGCTCCCATAAAAATTGCTTCATTTGGGAGAGATATAGTTTTAAATATCATCGGTCTTTCTAAAACAACTGTTTTATCTTTTATTTCACTAATTTTACAAATTATAGATTCCCCAGATTTCAGTTTAATTATCTTATAGTTATTCATTTATACTCCTAAAGGAATTTTGATAATTTTATAATCAAACTTTTCGGACTCATAAATTTTAATTCGCTCGTTAAAATGTCTTAATGTATGATTTGTATAAGATTTCCACTTTAAGTCGTCAGCAATATCATACAATTTAGCCATCTCTTTGAATTCAGATTTTCTTAATTGTCTACCTATGCTTTGCAAAACTCGTATTCTACTTTTAGATGGCGAAGAGAATACTATATTATTTAGTCTTCTGATACTTACACCAGTGGAAAATGTACCATATGATGCAATTATAATAGAATTGTCTTGTTTTTCAACAACTTTTCTTACAGTTTCTCTGGCATCTGCATCAGTTGCACCATATATGAAATATATTTTTCTTTCTGGATTGTTAGTTTTTAATATATCGTGTAATACCTTTCCGTGTTTTTCTACAAACTGAAAAAGTATTAAAGTATTACCTTTTAATGAACTTGCCAATTTACATATAAATTTATTTCTATCTGCATTTGATATTAACCATTCTATTTCATCAGCATATTTCATTTTCTTCACTAAATTTTTACTAGTATCATCATGGTTTAGTAATATACAATCTATGTTTAATCCAGAAAGTATTTTTTTCTCCATTAATTCCTTTGTACTTACAACTTTGTATACCCTTCCAAATAATCCTTCGATTACTAGTTTATGGGTAAATGAACCATCCAAAGTTCCAGTAGTACCTATTCTATATGGACAATTTTTTAATTTTGACATGATTGATGCTAAAGATTTTGATTTAAATAAATGACATTCGTCACCGAATACTGCTTCAAATTGTTCAAAATATTTATTTGGTAATTTGTAAATACTTTGCCATGTTGATATTATTATTTTTTTATCAGAATCTTTATCTTGTCCACCATGAATTTTGTGACAAAAATCTCTAGCCTTCCATTTATTTTTGGATGAATATTCCATAAAATCGGAATACATTTGGGACACTAAGGATATTGTTGGAACAATAATTAATATTTTCTTTTTGGGGTTTATTTTTTCTAGGTAATACCTACAAAGCGCATATATTATTAAACTTTTACCAGATGCAGTAGGTGATAGTAAAAGACATCTATCTTGGTTTATAGCGTGTGTAATAGCCTCTAATTGGTGTTTATGTGCCTCTAGGGGCTTCCCTGCTGCGTAGGGGGATAGTTGGGATACATAATCTCTGATTTTTTCAAAAGAGACTCTAGTTTTTGGTTGAATTTCTGGCTCCTCAACCGTATACGATCTATCCTTTGCAAACTGCACAACATAGTCATAAAGTCCCGCATAGATTTCTCTTTTATAGAAATTGAAGAGTTTAATTTTTCCATCCCACATCTTCTTTCTAAATGCGGGCATAAATTTATGCCCAGGGACTGTGAACGTAAAGAAATCTGAGAGTTCTTTAGCGTAACCTGCGTCACAATCAACTCGTATGAAGACAGAATCTATGTTGGAAATTTTCAAATCACACATCTAATATTATTTAGTTTACCCCATTAATAAACTTTCTCCAAGAAATAGCATCTCTTATATGAAATTGTCTATTGTTAAGCCCCTTCAATATAGACTCCAGATAATCTACTTTTTCTTCCTGAATAATGAGTTTTTTTTCCAACGCAATTAAATCTTCATCTGCCTCTAGATATAAATCAACATCTTGCCTTAATATTTTAAGGTCAAACTGTTCCCAGCCAAGTTTTTGAAGAGTTTCTTGATCTAATTTACCGGTGTAATATTCCCACTTTAACTTTTTGAGTTTTTTGTGATCAAGTTTAATTGCATATAAATGAATCTTCTCATCTTGGTATATGTTTAAATATTTACCATGAAGTTGTGGAATGTTCAATGATTCTATATCTAATTTTTCACTGTCAATCGGAAGATCATCATTTGCCATTTCTCGAATTTTTATAATATCCATAATATACTCCTACTAAATTACACTTTTGTATTTATTGTATAACCAGAGAATCCAAATTTAACTGAAGATGTGACTGGATTAGAATCTGTAACAGTGCTGCTAAAGTCTATACCACCGAGAGTTAATGGAAAACAATTTGTAAAAACTATTTCAATAAATCCTTTTGATGCACTGTTTAACAAAACTAAACTTGCATCAGAATATCTAACCGGCTCATCAAATCCTTTTTCTTTTCTTTCTTGATATTGCCCACTAAAATGGCGAACAGGAACTATGTGATGTATCCAATCATATATTTCTAACCAATTTTTAAAATCTTCAGATACTAAGAATGATAACTCTAAATCATCAAAAGTCAACTTATTTGGTGTTCTTAATATTGGTGTTGCGTATGGTGCTGGTTGTATCAACGCTTCCATATTTATGCCAGGAAATTTTACAGATTGACAAAAATAAATTGTTTCTGGTGTTCTATGCAAAATAAATCTAAATTGATTAAATTGCAGAGTATTTATAGTTTTGGGTTGTCTGCCTATTGCACTTTTAGCAAAATTACTTATTGATTCTACTGATGACATACTTCCTCCTACAGTATCTATAAAAGATAAGGGCGGCTGTTTCCAGCCGCCCTCACTAATGAATCCCCTT